ATATGAATAATTTTTCTTTATCGGCTATGTTGATTATATGAATATTTGCAAATACATTACCTGTTACTGTACCTGTTAAATTATCTGTATTTGTAATACTTACATTTGTTGAATCACTACCACCATTTACATTTTCTCTTATTCCATAATTACCACCTGTGTCTCCATTAAATGTTAAATTACAGTTTATTGTACCACCTGTGCCTATACCTTTAACTTGAACAAGTAAGTGTTTTTTTTCTTCCATTCCTGAAACCAACATTGTATCACTTGAGTTAGTCATTGTTGTTGTACCATTATAAAATTTTATGTTTTCAACTTCCCAAGTATGATTTCCTGTATGATCTCCTGTACCCGAACCAATGTATGATAGTCCACCTATTGTGCTTGAAGTGATAGATTGTGTAACTGAACCACCTGATCCTGCGTCCCTATCTGATGATGATGTTGACATTACAACTTTAAATGATGTGTCAGAAAGACGTGTCAGTCTTCCATAATATTTTGTACCCTGTGTATTTGCTGTCCAACCTTGAGCTGTATGTGTTGTACCTTCTTTCTTAAAGAGATTGAAATTTGTATCTTGATATGCTCCTATTGTGTCGTTATCACTACTATCTGCAGGAGCATTTGTATTCTCACTTACATATATTGGTCTTGCATTATTACCACCACTTGATGTTCTTGTAAATTCAAAATCAAGAATCCAATTTGAAGCGTGTGATGTAAAACCCAATGCTTTGTAAACTCTTGCGTTTGCAGTAGCACCAGCTCCTGTTATTTTACCATTACTGTCTATAGTGATACCTGTTCCAACTTGTGTCCAACTTGTGTTATTTGTTGCTTCAAAATCTGGAGTTCTTGCTCCAATTTTTTTTGAACCTAATTTTTCCCAACCCATTAGTCAAAACCCCATACTTTAATTGAACTTCCACTACCAAAGTTACCTGAATAACCATCTCCACCTGTTACACGAATAGAAGATATTTGAGCTGATGTGTTTGCCCATTTGCCAACCTGTTCTCGTCTATGTCCTGCATTACCAGCTCCAGAACCTGTCTTGTTAAGATACCATTCCATAATACATAATTTTTCTTGGTCTTGTTTATTAATTATAAATATATTACCAAACCATTCTGATCCTGCTGCAGCACTACCTAATGTATCAATAAATATTTCATCATCACTTGCGATTGTAGAATCAGTTCCACCATTATCATTTCTTCTATAAGTATAATTAGTACCTGTATCAGAGTTAAATTCTATACCTACACCTATTGCGTCGTCTTTTACCATGCGTATCTGACACCAAAGATATTTTTTAGCTGTGAAAGAAGCTGTTAATGTCGATCCTGCACTACCTAAACTATCACTACTTAATTCTGCCCAAACATTTCCACCTTCAGTATCATCTGGATCATAACCTAATACTACAACTTCTGAACCTGCACCAAAGTCGCCTGTTCCATCATTATAAACATTGACACTTTTTATTTCATCTGCTGTGTTTGCCCACTTTGCAAAATGCTCATCTCTTTTAGGTGCGTTTCCTGCTCCTGCACCACCATCTGCTTCAACGTCATGACAAATAAATAATTTTTCTTGAGTTGGAATAGTAGATACAAAAGTTGTGCTAAATGCTTTAGCGTCTCCACCACCATGATAAAAGTCTAATCTATTGGTACTTGTCAATGTTGCGTCAGTACCACCATTTTGTGATGTTCTTATTGCATAATTATTACCTGAATCACTATTGAATCTATATCTTGACCTACAATTTCCTGATGGTATTTTATGCTCTAATATCATCATGTATGGTTTTGCTGTCAAATCTGCTACTACAGGTGCAACATTATTATAATATTTAAGTTCTGTAAGATGTCCTGCAACGGCATAAGAACTGTTACCCCATTGATCTTCACTAGACCAAATACCAAAGTATTTTATTGGATCTCCTGTACCGTTTGCCCAATCTGTACCAAGATCCCAAGTTTTATCTACTCGTAAAGTACCATTATAACTATCTGTCCATACCTTTACTGTTACATTAGCACCATCTCTTGAAATTTCAATATAATACCATTCTTCTGCGTTATCTCCTGAAACTGTATATTGTGTTCCTGAATCATCTCCTTCACTTCCATTATCACAATGCCAAGCTCTGACTGCAGAACCACCTGTTGTATTGTAGAAATTAACTCCTATTGCATTATCGCCTGCTGCTACTGCTTTATATTTGTTATTTGTGCTAACATCTGTTCGTGAAAATGATGACAAGAGAAAGCCAGCGTGAGACCATCTTGAATCATTACCATATAACTCTGTAAAATTAATTTTAAATCTAACTGACCATTTAGATGTATTAAATGCAGCATTTATTCCTGTTGAACTTGTAAGGTCTCTAGTCATAGCTGACCACGTATTATTTTGTTGATGGCTAAATTCTAATCTATCAGTAGTAGCATTAAATTTCTGCCATTGGTTACTTGATTCTTCACTTGAATCATAATCACTTGCAAGGTTTTGTGTAAAGTCCTCTGTCCATGTGTGATCTGCTGCTTCTCCTGTAACATCTATATTATCTGAAGTACCTGTTAATGTTTTTCTTCCAAGTTCTATCCATTGTAATCCTGCTGCTGCTGCTCCACCAAGCCAATAGCCTGTGGCTAAATTACCCCAAACCATTTTAAGCAGTCCTATATCCTTCTATCTTTACTTTAAGTCCTTTTCCTGCTGTAGATGATCCAATCTGATCAATGTCAACAGTTATTTCTGCGTCAGAAGCTAAAGCAGTATCAGATATGACTGCTGCACTTGCTGCTGTGGTTGAAGTTTTTTCTGAAGCGTCAATCGATAATTTTGTTGAAAGTATGGTTGATCCTGCTTCGTTAATATCTACAATAATCGTACTTCCTACGGGAGCTGTTTGACATGAAGCACTTACACCTGTTACTGTCATAGCGAAAGGCATACGGAACGAAACTTTTCCTGTACCAACTGTGAGGTCAGAAGTCTCATCTGAACAAGCCAATAATATGACTTCATTAAATACGTTAGCATGAACATCTCTGTCAGGCATATTCAATACTCTAGTTTGTGAAGCACTAACTGTGCCTGCGTCTATTCTTACTCGTTTAGTTGTAGTTGAAGGATCTGTAATTACAATATCATCATCTTTAATATAGGCAATTTCTGAACCACCACCGTTTAACCAATTACCAATTTTGTTTAATGCAGTACCACCGAATTTGGTACTTGTAGAAGCCGAATCCCCTGAAATAGTATCAAAGACCATAATGTATTATCCCATATAAATTAAAAAGAGAAGTATTAATAAACCTCATCATTAACACTTACGGCTTCATTTGTGATAAATTGGATTGCATTTAGTTGATTTTTAGTGGTCATTCTAGCATTATCATGAAAATTGGCTATTTCTGCAGTTGATAGTGGTTTAGATTCAAAGAACCAATGTGCCAATGAACCCTGTAAAGTTCTAGTTCCAGATTTATCTGCTCCAATCATAGCGTTTACGGTTGTATCTAAATTATCTATTACTGCTGAAGAAGTGCTACCTAATGATACCTTATCCAAGAATATCTCCAAAACCTCACTTCCTGTTACTACTGTTTCATAATCATCTGCGTCATAGTTTGCTGCCAAATAATCTGGATCAGATAACACCGTACTATTTACGCATATACTGTGCCAATTACCGTCAAATATGTTAGTTGCAGTTGTAGCGTCTAATGATACTGTGTCAGTTCCATCTTCAATTTCCACATATACACTGTTCTGAACATTTGATGTTGAAAAATTATCTGTGTCAAAATCTGCTGATGAGAAATTATCATTCTGTGCAGGATTTATTATAACTTCCATTCCCGATTCTGCCGGTTGAACTTGTAAGTAATCTGCTGCTAGATAATCATCTGAATCATAATCTGGATCAGAATCTGTTATGTTTGATTTTGAATATATTGCTCCACCCTGTTGTGATGATTTAAACCAAAATATCATTCCAAAGTTTGCGTCTTGTGGAGATAGTGCAGTATTATGTGGTATAGTAATGTATGTATTTCCGTCAAAAACTCCCTCTGCTCCAAACTTTAAATCTGTCAACGGGAATGTTATAGTTCCTGTAGTTGTATTAGTTACAGGATATGCTGATTTTGAACCCGGAGTTAAAGTAAATGTAAAATCATCTCTATCCTTAGTTAGTGAACCTAGTGAATCAGCTCCACCTGAATTATCCGTTAACGTTCTATCTCTGATTTCAGGACTAAATGCAATTTTTTCTTGTAAAGAGTCTTGCTCTACTTCTGGATTTGCTGCCTGAAGGGCTTCCAGTATTTTATTTATGGTTTGTCTATCGGTTGACTTTCCACTTCTGATATAATTATTAATGTCTATACTCATCTAATAATGCACTTCCTCTAATCCTAATATTACCTGATCTGCCCCAACAGAAGTTATTCCTGATTTAGAAGCCATATGTATATCCATTGATATAATTGAAGCCTTTACATTTAAGCCTGTTTGACTGTCAACAACACGACAGAATTGACCAAGTGGTACTCTAAGTGTTGGTGGAGACACCGTAACTTGAGAATAATGCCTTCTTTCTAAACCTAATACCTCTCCTGCATTGATTAACGCTTCTCTTGCAGAACCTTCTTCTTGACCCGCATTAAAGTTAACCACCTTCTCTCTTACACCATATTTTGCCTTTGCCCTAGTATTTTCAAGAATAATATGTAAGGCTTTTTGTGAATAATCTCTAAATGAGAAACTACCTGTTGCACTTGACCAAGTATCTCCATCTGATGAAGTATAAAATGTACCTGTACCTGTTTGATAATCCATTGTAAAGTTATTACTACCGTCTCCATATTGGTTAACAACTATCATTAACGGTGTGTTTGGTTCTACGTTAATCTTTTCATCTAATGATATTTCTTCCCAAGCACCACTTGTTGTTAATCCTTGTATTCTTTTACTGTCAAGGACAATACTTTTCCTTAAATTATCCACCTTTGGTTTATTATTTGATGTATCAATACCTGTAATCTGAATTGTTGCAGGGGAAGTAGGAGTTCCTGTTTTTGCTATCTTTAATGCTATCTTACCAATATTATCTGTTGTAGGCGTAAATGGTATTCCAATCCATGATACGTTTGAAGCCCTCGTTGCATTTTCTGAACCAACCTTTGAAGTGTCTATTTTTACAGTGTTTGCACCTAATCCATGTAAGAAAGAATATGCACCATCATAAGATGAATCTCTCCATGATTGACTAGCGTTTATTAAATATCCAATTCTTGATGAATCCCAATTTTGTGATACTGATGAACTCAAGTCGTTTGTAAATAAGAATCCAGAATCCACACTGTTTGGATCTCTTAAGAATAAATCTCTATCTGGGTCAACACCATACATTACATTACCACTAGATGATAATTCTGATAGAACTGTTGCATACGTTGCAAAATTTTTCTGTAAGTCAGGTAGTTTAACATCTACATCTTTAACACCCGTTGTTGTTATACCTAAATCATCATTTGTAAGACCATGATCTGCCTGATGATCATTATCTGTAACTACTTGTTTTACCAATTCACTTACTTTGGTTGTGGTATTTGTATTATCTACAGTTACCCCATCTGCTGCCTTTCCCTGAAAACGCTTAATATTTGTAATTCTATCCCTTAATGTTACACCCCAACCAATACAAGTTATGATTAATGTTTGCCTATTTGTAAATGGTCTTTGAATATCAACATCATAAATCTTACCATAAAAATATCGCTGAAGTAAAGGTTGTGATTTACCTAGATAAATCTGAATATCCCACTGTCTTTCAATCTTTGAATCCCTAAGCTTTGTAGTTGTATCAGTAAGGTTATTATCTCTATCATCTATCTTTAATATTGCATATCCATAATCACTGTTTATACCACTATGTATTTGTAGTTCTGATAATGTAAAGTCCTGTTGTGGAGATACAGAAGCGGTTGTTACTGTTGTTTCATATCTGTATTTCTCCGTTCCTGTTCTATCAGTTATGATAATCTTAGGACTAAGAGGATTAATATCGTAATTTGGTGTTAAGCTCAAGTTACAACCCCCGTACTTTGTGCTTCAAGTCTTAGTTGAAATAATAACATATCAGAAAGTGTTTGTTCTCCTTGTGCTTTATCTCTTAAAACTTTCAATGCTTCTTGTTGTGATAAACCTAATCCTTGATCTCTAAATTGTTTCACTTTTGCTTCCTCTGCTGCAATCCTAGCTGATATACTTGCTGCTAATGCTCTTGCATTGTTTTCTGTTTGTTTTACAAGCCAACCTAAATGTATATCCCTGCCTCTATCAAACGCTTCTCTACCATAATTTGAAACTTGAGAATTATGTGAATTTGCTAATGATTCAAACGCTGCATGATCTTCTTCTGTTATGGCAACACCTCTATATCTTGCAACAATTCCATGTCCATTACCACCTGTTCTCACTGTTCTATTTTGGTTTTGTTCTTTGTTCCAAGTTGCTCTACCTAATGCTTGTGCTGCTGCATGACTTCTTGCCATAGCACCTGTAGCTTCTCCATACACAACATTTCTGTAATATGATTGACCTTGTGATACTGCCAAGTTTGCTGCACCACCTACGCCTGCTGCTAACAGTTCTTGTTGGAATGATATTCCACCACCTAATACACCTCTTGAATCTCCAAACGCAAGTTGTCTTTTTCTTGCTTCTTCTTCTCGTGCTTTAAATGCTGAAATTGGTATGTTAACTTGTCTTGTTTTCATTGTTTGTGATATAGGATCCCAATATTGTTCTTGTTCTGTTATAACATCTCCAACGGGTAATAACTCGCGACCTAAGCTGGTTTCAAGGTATAGATTTCCGCCTTTTTCCACAACCTTACCACCTTCTGTAATTGCTTTGAATCTAAGTTGTTGTTCTTTGTTTATTGCATTAGTACCACGTTGTAACATCATGGCTTGTTGTAATTGTGCTACACCTGATTTCTTATATTTATCTTGAAGAAGTTCTGTACTTATTACACCATCATGTATTGCACTAGGTAGCCTTCCGAAAGCAGTTGTTATTCCAAAGTTTAATCCTTTTTTAGCAAGTTTGAACTCTTCTTTTTGTTTTGGTGTTAACACTTCTTCTGCTACAACTTGTGTTAAAACGTCAAAGTATCTTTGTGCTAAAGCAGGGTCGGATTCTTTATATTGTGATATTTTAGATTCTAATATTTTTGTCTTTTCTTTATTTCCCATTGAATCGTAAATTGCAAGTCCTTGAGCAGTAAATGGATCTGCCATAGCCATAAATGCGTTCAAGTCAGGTGTTGGTTGTTGTTGTGGTTGTGTACCTAATGTAGAAGGATCAAAGACTACACTTTTTTGTTTTGCGTCCACACCTTGCATTACAGCACTTGAAAATGTTGTATCTGATGTGAATGTGAATCCTTGTGATTTTTGTTTTAGTTTTTCGCCTTCTTGTTCTGTAACAGGTTTTACTACACCACCGCCTCTTGCAGATATAGCAGTTGGAGCTGAAGTAGTTGGACTTGAAGTTGGTGCTGCTTGTGGTTTTGCTGTTTGTGGTACACCTTGTTCTGATGGTACTTGTACACCACCACCTGTTGAACCTGTTGCAAATCCTGCAGGACTTGTTCCTGTTACTGCTTGGGGGCTAGTTAAGCCCCCTAACGAAAATCCGCCAGTACGCCTGAACTTTTAAGTATCTCTGCTTGTGTTCTAATTAATGATAATTTTTGTTGGAAAGTTTCAGCATTATCTATTGCATTTTGTAATCCTTTTACCATGACTCTAGTACCGTCAGGTATTTGGTTTTTCATTGTATCTGCTGTAGATTTTAATGATGAATCTAAACCTGTTACTGCGTCAGTTGTTGTATTTAATTCAGATTCAACTTCTTCTAATGCGTCGGACATTCCGAATATTCCTCTGCCTATCTCATCTAATGAACCAAAGACTTTACCTAAGTGCATATCCCATGTTGCTAATAATGTAGTTACACCAGCTATTGCCCAACCCACCGGACCGAGTGCTAAATACAAACCTCTAACTGCACCAGTTAATGTTCTTGTAGCAAACGCTTTTGCGAGTTCAGCTCTGCCTGCTGCTGTCATTACTGCGGGTATCATGGCTGTTTTTGATAACAAACCTGTTGTTTGCCAATTCAATCCTTTTTGTGCAGCAGTTAAACCCGCTGTACCAATCCCTGCCATTTTCATAGCAGATATTGTAGTACCTAATGATACTGCTACGTTTAATAAGTTAACACCAAATAATATATAAACATCATTAAGTTTTGATTTTTCAATTCTAAGTTTTTCTAATTTTGCTGTATGATCTGCTGTTGCGGTTCTTAATTCATTTTGTAAGTTTAATGCTTTTTGTGAGTTTCCTAAACCTTTTGCTACTAATTCATCATATCTTAATTGTTTAGCATTAAGTAAATCTTGAGCTCTTGCCACACCAATATGTGCAGTTGCTACTCTGTGTTCTGCTGAAGCTAAGTTTGTAAATGAGGTATAAGTTTGGGCTGCTGAAGTTGTAACGTTAAGCATACCCTGTGCCATAGTTTGAAAGCCAACTGCGCCTGCTGCTGCTTGATCTCCCATACGACCAGCTTGTGTGCCTGTTTGTTGCATGGCATTTCCTGCTGATCTAACTTTACGTTCAGTTTCTCCAATCTTTTGATTAAAAGATACAATTTTACCTGTTGCTTTATCAATATCTATGGATATTGTTAGCCTAGAAATCTCGTTACGTGCCATGTATATTACTACTCACTAATCATAAAGGGAACTAATTTGCTTGAGCTCTTTTAATCCATTGACCTGTTCTTCTACGTCTTCCAAGTCTTCTTTTGAACTGTTTTCTACCTGTTCTAGCCCTAACCATTGTGATTTTACCCCTTCCTCGAAGGCTAGAAACTTTAGTTCCTGTAAGACCTACGGTTTTTGTAAGGTTTGAGGTTTTTGGTACACCACCTGTTGTTGAAATATGATTAAATAATCTGTTATGTTTCCTCATCTGAACGTGCATGACATCTTTCATAATTTTATCTAGTTGATTTACTACATGTATAATATGTGGTCGTGGTTGTGTACCCATGTGATCTACTTCCTTTCTGAATATTCCGCCAAAAGACAGAAAATCTGTTGATTTTGCTCTAATTTTATGTGGTCTAGTACCATTCTCTAACCAATTAAATAAATCAGGCATGCTTGTATCTATAACAATAAACTTTGCACCCCTCTGAACAACTGTCCATGAGTTAGCATACTCTCCTGTATCTTTAGGAGCAGCCTGTTTAATCATTTTTAATGTTAAATTTTCTAAAATTTTAAGATATTCTTTCTCATAACGTGTCTTTGCTTTCTGTAATGACATAAGCTTTTGCTTATACTCTTTAATTCCTGTCCATTTAATTCCGCTAGCCAACTCTATGTGAATTACGACTATCTTGTTCTTGTAAAGTATTTATGATTTTTTGAACTGTGCCTAATTCAGTAAGGAATTTTTCGCCATATTTGTCTTTAATGTCTAATACATCACGTAAGCTCCCAAAACCTAGATTGATAGAGTTAAGAATTAAGACTATATTCTTTAGTTCAGGAAAGTCTTTGAACGCCTCTAGTCGTTCTTTTGGATCTCCTTCGTAGCAATAGCGAACTGCTTCGCCAAAGCGGTCGACCCAAATTTTGTTAAAAAAACAAACGTAGAAGCTGCTAATTCTCTTAATTCCCCTTCTGTGAGATTATCTATATCATCTTTTTTAAAGTCTTTTAATCCTAGTGGTAATACTGTGTTATACCATTCATCTTCGAGTTTTTCCATATCATCTTGTGATATACTCTCAACACCTTTCTCTTCTAATTCAGAGTGTTTTTTTCTAAGATCCCTTATTACTTGTAAATCTTTACGTGTTACTAATTCTCTAAACTCATAAATGAGGTCGTCGCGGACAATAACCTTGCCGTTTTCTAAATCAACTTCCATTAATAACTAATAATTATTAAGCCTTTATAAGCCTTATGCTATGGTTAAGCCTTCTGCTCTTACATTAACGCTTTCTACAAATGCGTCAGTTGTAGTTGCACTTCTAGCACTTGACCAACCTGTGATTACACAATTTGAGTAGGTTAAAGTCTTGCTTGGACTAGATGAGAATTTGTATGTTGCTGCTCTTGCTGTCTTTGCTTTAAAGTCAGTCATGAATGTCGTATTCTTTACAAATGCGTCAACACTGAACTCAATTCTTCTTGAGGTTGGTTTTGCATAAGTAATTTTATCTTCTCCGTTTACTGATAGGACAGATGTTTCTCTTGTTACAGTTGTTGAGAATCTTCTTTCAGGTGTTGCTACAGAGTTCCATGTGAAAGGGTCAGATCCTGCGTCAGTGTGAGTTAATGGACTTGCTGTAGGAATTGATACAAATGTTGGGTTAGTTAAACCATGTGAGGTTGCAGGGGTTGTGATTTCTTTACAAATCCAAGTCATATCTGCGTTCCAAGTTCCTCTCTCTAATGATAGAGTTGTAGAAGTTGGTAAACAACCTTTTAAAATAGTGAAATATTCTGTGTTATCTAATTTCTCTGAAAATATGAATGATAGTGAAGCGTCAATAGTTCCTGTTCCTGCTCCAGATACTAAACCGTAATTTAGTAATACTGAATCTGTTGGATTAAATCTTGTTGTAAATGTATATAATTCTCCTGTTTTTACAGCGTCAACAACATCTTCTGATCCTAGAACGTCAACATCTTGGTGTACAACATCTGGGTTTAATGTGATTTCTGTGTTAAGTCCTGCTGCTACAAATGTAGGACTAGATGTTGGTGTAGTTCCGTATGCAGTTGGTGTAGTTAATGTGTTAGTTGTTTCTTGAATATACTGTAGTGGTTTTACAATATCTTTCTTAGTAGTGATATTATGTGCCGTTACCATAGTAAACCCTTAGATTAAAATAATAAAGAGAAGTATCTATGATTTATCCTTATACCATACTATAATCAAGAATCCTTGACTACTAGGATTGGTGTCTAATTCTCCTTCAGGTTCAATACGGTTAAATTCTAATTCAGTGTTTTCAAAAAATTGTGCCTCACTGTTAGCTCCGTTTGATTTAACTAATCTTGTAGAATTATCAGGAGCTCTTTCCCAAACTATACGATTAACTTCATCTTCAAATAAACCCAAAGTTTCTAAATCCTCTGCCCAAACATCAACTGAAACTTCAGTTCTCCATTCATGTGAACCATCTCCGTTTGGATCATTTTCAGAATCAGAACTTCTTGCTCTACTAACGACGTTGATAAAAATTTTATTTGCACCTGTTATATCCTGTCTAGCCATAAAGTCAGGATCATCAGTTCCATTTTCTATATCAGGTGTAACCCCCCCTGTGTTACCTGAAGTCCAATCGTTTGTTAAATGATAGTCAAGAACTTTATCAAAGTTTTCTCTTGCACCACTTAGATTTCTAATCGTTACGGTCATGCCACATCAAGTGATCCTCATATTGATTGTTTCCATCATCAGTTATATTATTTCCACATATTTCACATTTCATTTTCTTTTCAACCAATCCCATTCCGGTCTTTCTTCTTCCTCACTACCACACGAACCTAACATTTCCCCAATTACCCTCTTGAGTAGGAATTTGTTGATCTCGTACTGCTAGTAAGACTTCCATAGCCTGTTTAGTAAAAGTGGATTCTCGACCTGTCCTTGCTTCTTGGATAAGTCCTGCTGCATATAATTCTGCTATAGTTTTAATCCTTTCTGGAACTGAACTCATATCTGTTTGTAAATTTAATACTGAATTAATCTTAGTTGTAGCCACCTGTAAAGCACTTGCTACGTTTGCAGGGGTTGAAGACTTTACATTCCCCCAAACTAGCTTCTGAACTTCTGCTGAATCTCCATATACCATATACATCTTTATATTAGGGATTATATAAAGAGAAGTTATGCAAATTTTATTACAACAAAACAACATAAAATGGCTAGGAGATATGGAAAGATATGTGTATAAAACAGGCGATTTTATGGAAGAATTTGATTTTATTGCAACAATACTCTTACGTCAAGTACGTCAATCTTTGGAATAAACCATTCCAAACTTTCTATTTTTTTACCTACAAATAAGGGATTTGGTTTACCCCACCCGTCTTCTCCATATAGTTGAACTATTCCATATACATCTCTAGGTTGTATTTCCATATAAAAATCTGTAAATGGATCAAAAACAGGGTGCATTACACTCTTAATTTCGTTTGATTTATCTGTATTCCAATGGTGTAGTAATCCTACTGCATGTCCATACTCATGTTTTACTATATGATGAATATCAGAATCAGGCACTCTAACTGATTTTAATACTATTTCTATATGATCTCCATCTTGTATTACACCCAAATCAATATTAAGTGATTCTTTATCTATTGTATTTGAGAATACTACTATATGTGAATATTTGTGTTTTGACCAACTATGATTAAAATAATTAAATCCTAATGCACTGTTGTTTACAATCTTACCATCATTATGTTCTTCAAATGTTATAAAAATATCACAATTCATAAAATCATGAACTTCTTTATCTACATGATCTTCCCATTCATATACATAAATTGGGATATACCAATCTCCACCCGTTGCTCTAGTTAATGTGTTTTCCCATTCCTTCACACCTGTGAATACTGCATTAAGTTGGTTTGAATTAAAATAATCTTCATCATATTCGGGTTCAAATATACAAGTTACAGGATTGTCATTATATCTAATATTTACTGCGTCAAAATAATCTGCAAAAGCAGCTTCCATAGTTACACCAATCATTAGTCCAACCATAGCAAATGCTAAGAAAAAAAGGAGAATGTATAGGTATTCCATATTATATACCTAAATTTTTTATATAAAAGCAGTCTATTCGTTTCTATGTTTAATTTGATCTGCTACTATAAATGCTGCTACAGGTGCAAGTAATATAACTGCTCCCTCAACATCTTTTACAATGTCTTTTGCAACTAACAGTGCAGAGATCAAACCATAAGAAATGATTCCTACATATCTTGTTGTCCACATATCAAAACCCCCATGATTCTATCAAATTAGAAGTAATATTTAAATGCTAGGTAAGTAGTCCATTATACTGAATAATCCTACAGCACCAATAATTGTGCCTAGTACGCCTACTGCCTTATTAAATTTTCGTTCAGAGTTTTCTCTTTCTAATGTGATATATGCGTCAATCTTCTCAATACGATTACATGTATCATCTAAACGTTCTTCGAACTTGTCGATTCGTTGAAAAAGACGATCTTCAATATCTACCATTGTTTAGTTTAAATAATAAAAAGATAAGGGAAGTTATTTACTAGTCTAACCTTATTGACTAATCTTGTTTGCTACTTAAGATAACGTAAGCGTTGCTGTCCAATATTCCTGCGTTGGTTCTATGTGTTGCAACTACAGAAACGGATTGGTTATCAATGTTCTTGTCAAACTCTAATTCGAGTTTTCTTCCTGAAGCAACTGCGAAAGCTTTGCCTTTAACCCACATTACATTTCTGTAAGAGTTATTTGCAGTTCGTAGTGTGTTTGTAACAAATAGATCGACACCTAAGTATCTTTCCAATCTACCTTGTTGTGAGATAGAAGGATCTCCGTTTTGTACAAATCTTGCTATGTCAGGATCAGAAATTAATGTTCTAAAAGCTCTTGGTGTGATTGCCAAGACAACGTTGCCCGGACTTACATCATAGCCTGCTTCTTCTAGTTTTTGACGACCAAACTCTACACCCTCTTTCAAGAACTCTCCAGCTGCGTCTTCGTCAGATGTTGATCCAACGTTTGCGCCTGTGTCAGCTCTCAAATGTTTGCCTGCAACAAAAGTGTTATATCCACTTGCTGCTGCAGCTGGTGCTGCGATATCTTTCAAGATAATACTTGCTTCGTCTTGGATAGCTCTTAGTCTTGCAGTAGAACGGATTGCTTCTAATAGACCACTTGGGTATTTTTCAATCTCTGTTTTCTTTACTACTTGACGGAAACCACGAGGGGTATCTGCTGCAACATCAATACTAGTTAAAGTATGGGTGCTTGCAGTAATGTCGCTTCCACCTTCAGTGATATCGCCAAATGCAGGGATATCAATCTTGTAGAAACGAACTTTGTCGTTGCCTTGCGGAATCTCTTTGAACTGTGTCCATTGTCTTACAGGTTTGACACTAATGCCACCCGGTAGAACAATGATATCTCTTTGAGCAGAAACGGTTGGGATAGTACCTGAAGTAGAAACTGCTTCTGTAACAGGAGAGTTTTCTTTTACAGTGTGGGCTTGATAAAAGTCCTCTTTGTCAATTTCAATGACAACACTGTTTCCTTTTAGCACTTTTTTGAGGTCTTCGACCTGTTGGTCAACACCTTCTTCAACGTAGCCTTTTGGAACTGCGTTTTCTTCAACCTTTGCTTTTGGAGAATAGTTCTCACGAATCTCATCTTGAATGGATTCTAGTTTGGCTTCAACCTTTGCATTAATATCTGTTTCAACATTGGTTTCCTCTGCTTTAGTTTCCTTAGAACAACCACAATCTTCTTGAGGTGCTGCTACTTGAGCGGTTGGTGCAGGAACAACTGCTTCAGGTGCTTTTGGAGCTTCTGGAGCTGGTGCTTCTGGAACACATTTACCGTCCTTGTAGGTTTGACCTTCAGGACATTGAGGTGCTTCTACTGGTTTTTCAGCAGGAACTTCCTTTGTATCTACAGTAACCTTTGTTTCGGTTTCTTCTGCCATGCTTATTTCTTTATTGGAAGTATTATTAGAAGTATTTTCACAATCACACTCTTCAAACTTAACTGATTCTGTTGTAAAGTATTCAATAACGTCTAAAGTAGCTTCAGGAATTCCCGGAGTTTCTACTATTGACATTTCTTTAAAATTTAATCCTAATGGAACGTTATAACATTTACCTTCATCATGACAAATACGTTCTTCTTTCTGTGGTTCTGCGCCTAGACTTACTTTAAATTCTTTATTTCCTAATTGTGATTCTATTGCTTCATTTTCTACTGTTGCTTCATAATTAATCTGCATTTTTTCCTCATCATACATAAGTTTTGCTGTACCAATGATACCTTCGTTGTCTTGGATATGATTCCATCTCAAAGGTACTGTTTTACCATCTGCTTTTGCTAATTCTTCTGGAAAATAGAAATTACCATTACGAGAAATACGAGGTAAAGCTAGTAAACCTGTAATTTTCTTCATAAAATGTTAATAACTATTAATTATTAATAGAAGTAATTAGTCTATGCTAGACTTTTTAGGTCGTCCACGAGGTTTTGGTATCTTTTCTTTGACTAAATCCTTCAATTCCTCTAGTTTTTCATCAAATTCTGTTGGTATTTGTTGATTTTGAAGGTCGTTTGTTGGTGTAACGCTTGTAATTGGTGGTTGATCTCCATCTTTTTCATCATCTAGGTCAATAATTGTATTCTTTTTGAGATAACCTCTTACTTCATCTCTTGTAATCGTTCCTTTTTCGAATAATTTCTGAATATCATCAGCAGATAACTCAAATTTACTCTCTGTTTCGAAAATAATGCTAACATCTGCCTTATCTGGATCAATTTTACTCATTTTTAGCATAGGATTAATGATTTCTACCTTGATTTGCTCGGATAATCGTCTTTGAATACGTTTAATCTTTCTTAAAACGACAGAATCGGTTGTTTCTGAAGAAGCTCTTGCTGTAAATCCTGCGTTAAACATCTGTAATGGGAATTGTGAACCGACTTCTATCACATCTTGCTGCAAATGCTCAATATATTTATCAAATTTGCTTGCAGGGTTAACTTCGAATACTTTTACATCAAATTCCTTATCTGTGAGTATTTTTGCACCCGGTTTAGCCTTTTTAAATGCGTCGGCTTGTTTTTCTATGAATTGTTCGCCTGCGTCAGCGAAATGAATCAACATCATAGGGCTAGCATAAGACTCAAAAATCTTAACCATAGCATTTTCTACTTTCCACATAGATTCTATTGGACTTGGTTCATAAACACCATCAATAAGTCTTCTTGAGGCTACAGATTGGAATAATCCTCTACCCCAAACCTCTCTATGCCTATTTGATAATTTGAAATGACATATATCTTTAGGTTTCAGTCTATTTTCTACACCATCTACCTCTTGTACATATTCTATTACTTTACCATGATCATCTCTAACAATCTCTTTTACTGTTGTAATATCAACTTCTACTAAATCTGCATACATTGGGAATTTCTCAAAAATAGCGTTTCCTGTTACTACTAGGGAATGTGTAGCGTCTTCTAATTTACGTTCAAATTGAGTTACTTTAAGCCATTTATCAATTTTCTTTTTTGCTTTGACATTTTGAGTTTTTATCTTTAATCCAGAACCTAAGATAAGTTGGACATAAGTATCACATGCTAATGATAATCTAGCGTCATGGTCATTGGTATAAAATAGGTCTTCAAAACTAACTTCAGGTTCAAATGTAAAATCTCTAAATCCACCATCAGAACTTCTAACCAAAGCACTACCATGCTCTTCGTTAATAACGGCTATTCTACCCTCTGTTACTTTTGGTTTAAATATTGCCAATAAACAATAAATGTTGGTAATTAATTAGAGAAGTATTAGGTAATTGTAGGCACGTTTCTTACGAGTAGTTCATCTGATCCTTTTATACCTACTGCAGATAGTCTTTCATCAGTCTTAGATAGTTGAATAACTACTCTGTATAATCCTGCGTCGTCTAGTTTGTTTATGGTTGGTTTATATCTCCAAGTACCATCTGAACCTGATACAATATCAGCGTCTTCCGATAATTGATACCAATCAGGTCTTTCTTTAGGATAAACCTTGATTTTAAGGGTATAAGATGATATATTTACTGCACTAGATAGTGCTTCATCACTATAAATTGTACCTGTAAGGGCTAGAGTATTATCATTAACATAATCTCCTGCTCCCCATGTTTTTTGGTCTAACTTAAGGTAATAAACCATACGGTATGTATAATCTAAATCAAAAAGAGAACTAATATACCACTTTGGCTACACCGCCACCCATTTTGTAGTACCAAAGACACATCAGAAAAGCGTCTCCAAGATCGAATGGGTTATGGTTGTTCTTATCAGGTGTTCCCTTTGTATTATATTTTATAGTCATAAGTTGAGATATCAACCTCTTCATTGTAGGGTGTATTCTAACATCTAATTTTGCTACTTTCTCTGAAGCGTTTGCTGTCATTTCTTTTCCTGATACTCTAAAGTTTAATCCAACAACATCAAACCCTAATTCTCTCAAATCTTTAATTAATTCGGGTCTTGATGAGTCAACCCGTATTTTCCTGATTTTATAGCTTTTAGCCAACGTTTTAATTTTTGAGAGTATTTGTGTGTATGAAGTTCGTTCAAAATCTTCTGCAAAAATTATGTGTGGTATCTTATTATACCTTTGTGCTATAACTATTCCAAAGTTTGAAGAACTGAATCCGGGATCGAGTGCCATTACTCTGTCATACGAATCGTCGTTTGGTTTAATAGGATAATCATCATTAGATACACCTTCTAGTGCTTCTGCACTAAATATGTCTCCAGAGTTTGAACCCCACTCTCCGCAATATTCTCTAGCAAAGGAACGTGCTTCCATAGCAGAATCTATAAACTCTTTATTGAATACACTTGTCTTTGTCTTCTTATCTTTCTTTAATCCCCATTCATAATAGAACTCTAATTTCTTGTAGATTGAATCTTTCTCTCCCATTATATCAAAAAAGAATCCTGCAGCTTCTTCTCCTGCTGTAGATACCCAAACTACCCAAGAGTTTGATTTACCAATGTAACGTTCTCCTACAGTTCTTACAATATTATCATCTCTAATTTTAAAGAAGGCTGCTTCGTCTCCAAAGAAACAAGAAATTTTTGGTTTACCCCTAGCAGAGTGAATGTTGTTTGAAGGATAACATTTAATTCTACTACCATTTACAATAAACTCATAAACCCCTGCGTCCTGATAGTCTATCTTATCTCTGATTAAATCCTTAGCCCTTTTAATAATATCCTGTGCCAAATCAACATTCGGTCCGGTTATAATTATGGCTTCTTTACCAAAGAAAAAATCATCAGTTAGTGATTTCCATACTAACCATCTAATCATGAATTCAGTAATACCTAACCCGGTAGCTTTGTATACTGCTAGACATTTCTCTTTTTCTAATTCATCTAGTAATATTTGCTCATATTCGTAAACAGGGTGGTATATATCATCACGTTCTGGACTTCCTACAAAATGCCAAAAACAACAGTCTTGTCTTTTAGATAGACTATTCTTACACCAAAATGGTTGCGGTACTACCGTTTGGTCAGAGTCGACTTCACTTAGAATAAGTTTCTTAGTATCTTCTGCTGCTAGTCCTTTAGGCAAATGACCCAACCCCAATAGTATAGCTCATAATCATTCAACGTTATCACTCTCCTTTTGCTCAAAAACAGAAGTATCTCCTACACCATCTCCCTGTGGTATTTCTTTGATAGTGGACAGTTTCTTCTTTCTTTCCATTTTTAATTTTTTAACTGCTAGTGGTAATTCAATATCTTGTAACATCTTCATTTTATCCAATCTAATCTCATGTCTTAACCTCATAAGTTTAATTCTTACATCTTCATCTTCTGTAGCCTTTATCATTTCATCTACGTCGTCTAGTTCATGATCAAATGAGTTTTGTAATCTTACAAACTCTGCTGTATATTTATCAATCGCGTCTTCTCCTATGAATTGTTCATATTCTGATTTAATTTTCTGTATATGGTAGTTTACACCGGGTACGGTAATGGTACCATATTTTCGTGTAAATTCTTGATCTTCGTTTAACTCTCTTGTTATACTAGATGGGCTTTTATGAAAGAATATATACAAATCTCTTATTTTACTTCTAACCTCATCTGTCCTTTTCTGCCTGTTGTTAAGCATAATCTTTATATTGAAACAATAGTAATATACCGTATGGAACGTATTTGTAAGAATATTGACTGTCAGAAGCCTTTTACCTTATTTGATAAGTATGCAAAATCTAGCAAGCCTTCAAAACATTTCTATTGTATTAATTGCAGAAAACACCCTTCCAAAGTAACAATAAAATGTGTTGGTTGTGAGAAACGGTTTCAACCTTTAAAATTATCTCAAGTTTACTGTGAATTAAACTGTAAGGTTCGTATATCTAACCGTCGTGCTTATAACAGGAATAGGTTAAGAAGGGCAAAGATTGTACATTGTAAATTCTGTAGTATTGAAATACCACCTACAGATGTACCTAGAAATAGGATATGTAAACTATGTGAGGAAGGGTTTATTAAGAGATTGAGCGATATGAAATGTATGTTGTGTGGGGTTAAAGTTAAAAGTAAAATGTATTGTTCTGGAAAATGTAGAGCGTATTCACAATTAGTTTTATCGAGGAATAAGAAAAATGACGGTGTGTTGTAATGAAAATTGGGGAGACGAAGTGTTAATTTGCCTGAAGTGCAACAAGAGACTAAGGAAGGAGAAGGTTTTTACTTTATAAAGGTGGAGATAAATGATGGAACAACGTCATTCAACAAAGACAAAACAATCACACTCTCGTCAAAAGACGAAAACTGCGAAAAGCTCCTCAAACTCGCAGAACATTATTTGTCCTAGATGTGCTTTCGAAATGGGGGAATTATCTGCTTGTCATTTAAGGTGTACTAACTGTGGTGCTGAAATGGACTGTTCTGACAAAGGTAGTGTTTGGTAATGGTTAGAGATAATAAGGAAGAATTAATGAGGATATTAACATTATTAATAGATAAATATGAGCATAATGATACTGCTGTAAAGGAATTAGCAGGGGAGATGGCTATATTGGCAAAGGAATTAAAAACTACAATAGAATTTACTAAACTTTCAGATGTTAATTGTATTAAAGATTTACTAGCAAATGTTTTAAATGTTTCAGTAGGAGATGATAAATAATGGGGTTTGGTAACTTATTTGGATTATTAAAAGAACAGGATTATGACCTTCCTGATCCTAATGTTGTTCAGGCTAGACTACATGAATTAGAGAAACAAATGCTTACTGCTACAGGTTCGGAATATACTAAATTAGTCTATACTGTAGCAAACACTATGCAGTTACTTAGAATTTGCCGTTCTGCTAGGAAAAAGGGTGGTAAATGGGTGTGGGTTGACATTGATTAGTGATAGAGAGAAAATAGCATGGGTTTTTGGCTATTTGAAGGCTAATTTCGATATATTTGTAGAACAGGGTGCTAATGCTAATCACATGAGTGATACACTACAGGCACTTACTATAGAGGTGTTAAAAATATTAGGTATTAAAGACGCCATGTTGATTAACCATACTATAATGGAGATGGACTCTATTGATATGGAATTAGCAGTTAGAAGGGCTTTACAGAAGGCAGAGGACGAGTCAGATGGTAAGAGGTTTACCGCTGTATTTTAAGATTGTTGCCCTTGTGGCAACGATCCTTTTTTTCGTTCCTAGTGCAGAGGGTTGTTTCATTCCAAAGTCCGATATTAAGGACACTGGTTCTCAATGGGTAAGAGATAGATATGACTCTTCTAATTGGGAAAGAGAAGATAATATATTTAATCCTAAAAACTTTGATTTTTGTAAGGCTTCAGGTTGGTGTTAATGAGTATTCAACCATGTCCTAAATGTAAGGCTACTAAAGGTTGGGAATGGATTTGGGGTAAAAATGATGGACATTCTACAGGGTATTCCAAATGTAAGGGTTGTGGTGCTAAGTTTTAATGGACGTTAGAATTATCCCTAGAGAACAGGCTAAACCATTCGTTGAGAAACACCATTATACTCAATCATTAGGTAAGGCTTCTCTAATTACAGGTATGTTTCAAAAGGACATTCTAGTGGGTGTAATCACTTTTGGTCAAGTCAGCGGTAGGCTTTTAGCCCAATCTATCTGGGAAGGTGGTAATCAATCAAACACCTTTGAGTTTCTTAGAATGTGTGTCTTAGATGAATGTATAACACCTAGAACCTTTTTTATCTCAAAGTCCATTAAAATACTTAGACAGAAATTTCCACAAATCAAATGTTTGGTGTCTTTTGCAGATCAAACAGAAGGTCATATTGGTACTGTATATCAGGCTGCTAGTTGGTTATATTGTGGTCAAACAGGACGTAAATACCACTATATAAAGGACGGAGAAAGGGTCAATAAAAGGGTGGTTTGGGATCTATCAAAGAAAGAGGGTCTAAAAGAGAAAGAATGTGCAGATAAGCATGGGTATGAAAAGGTTCCTGAATTACCTAAATTTAGATATGTTTTTCCTTTAAAGCCTGTAAAACTGAAATTAAAGGTTTTAGATTATCCTAAGAGTGCTACTTAGCTACGGTAGTCCTTCCCATAGGGATATGCAAGCTCACACCACACTCTTAATAATAACACTTAATAACTATTAATAACTATTAATTATTAACCTTTTTTTTGGGCAGGAATAATATCTTGGGTTTATAAGATACCAGTGTATATATATCCTATGAAATGTGGATTATGCGAAGAATTAGCCTCTTTTCACATACAAGTGGATAAGAACACCCACCATTTATGTCGAAAACACATGGAAGAGCATAGCCGTTCAGGCAAACGCTATGAGATAATATGGAGAAAGGCTTCCGAACTCATGAAGGACTAACCGCCCATTTTTCGAGATTTTTTCTCGGTTTTTAAAAAGGGGGGGCGCGCCTTGTATATAAGTGTATCTGTCGGTCGCTTTTTTTTATAAGTACCGTACTTTACCGTACCGAATCCGAAACAAATAAATAAGGCGCGCTACGCAGAAATGCTGCCCGATTGTTAATTTTTTTTGTACCGTACTTTGCGGTACTGGTACCGTAATTTACAGTACGCGTACCGTTCGGAACGGTACCGTTAGTCACTAGGCGACGGTGCGGTTATGCACTAGTTTTCAGGAATCATAAAGCAAAGAAAAAGGCGCGCGGATTTATTCCATAAAGCAAGGGAAGTAATTCACAGGCGCGTTTATTGCTGTCGTTTGAGTGAGACTTAGAGAATAATATGATTAATCTTAACCATTAATATCAATGGTATGAATGGTATGAATGTGATGATTAAATAGATTCGAATATCCTATAGGGTTATGAATAGAGATTTAATTCCAGTACAATATCTCCGCCCAAAGTTAAGTAATACTTAATCAGTATATATAATATAGCATAATATTCTAAAATTGTGATACATGACTATATATAGTGATATAGGTAAATTCCTACATGCCAAAAGTTAATTCAGAACTAATGGAAAACGAACATTTTCAAAAAATGTTTGTTCAAAAATTCGGCGTTGAGCCAACCGTATATTTCAACAAATACGGCGAAAACTACAACGCTATTGAATTCGGAATTGATGACAATGGCAATTTGAGAGCATTAGTTCGCTCTGATATTGCAGAACTAGTTTGTAAGAAACTAGAGTATAACGTCAGTTCTTCGAATTCTAGACAATTCAGAAATCTATCCCGCTCAAGATGCGGAGACTCTGAAACCCTTCAAGAATTTTTTAACAAAACCAGCGCACCAATTGAGGGCGGTTCACAAAACCTCATGGTTAACGGACAGCCAAATCTCAACGTTTTGAGATTCAACAAAGTTGGAGAAAAAAACGGACAACGTGTAACCTTCAAAGGCGTCTACATGCTCGAGGACGTGAAAACATGGGCAAATACAGCACGCGATTTAATCGCAAAATGTCAACGTGAATTACTCACTGAGGTCTTTCAAGAATTCAGCGGAGTTTTGAAAATTCACGTAACATCAAAAATCGAATATGTTGACGAGGTGCAAAACTCATGAGCCAACAAATTCACAACCAAGAAACCGTAAGAACTGAAATCTCTGAAATTATGGAATACATAACAACAGAGTTTGAAGGTGCTTTGGACTATTGGAAAACACAAAACAATAATCCAGAAAATTATTTCAACACTGGATTAGAAAAATTCGATTTTGAAACTTTGCACAGCGAAGGTTCAGAATTAAAACAAAAAGTTGACCGTTTAGTAATTCTAATTGGTCAACTTGAATTCAAAAATATTTTTGCAACAAACCAAGAATTCGAGGGAAGAATGGAACATGACTTTGCAAACAGTTTCATGAATCCACATTCTGACCCTTCTGTTTATGTTGACAGAAGAGACGGCGAACATTCAGAAAACGAATTCGATAGAAACAGATTAACCAAATCTGTAAAAGACTGGAGAGAATTTTTAACTCAAGTCTATACAAACGGAAATTTAAGGAGCAACAAAAGCGGTTCAAGTCATTTACACGTAAGTGTAAAAACTGACGCCATGTACAGCACCTTAACAAACAAGGCATTTTTCGATACCTTGTGCAACTTTTTGTACGTCTTTGGCAAAATGTACAAAACAACAAACGCGGAATTTTACAACAGATTGTGCGGAAATGGAGAACACGATAACGGCTCTTACTGGTGTTTCTCACAATATGACGAGAGCGCAGTACGTGCAGGAATAAGACAAGCAAACAAAATCGGCGGACGCTCTGCAGAAGATGGACACCCATTAAGGTACAGATACGTAAATTATCCATATGCCTTGCATGGTACCGTAGAAATTCGCGGTTTGCCACACTTCAAAAGCGAAAAACTTTGTACAGATATGGATTGTGCAATATTCGCTTTCATTGAAACATGGGTCGACAAGGTACAGAAAGAAACCAAAATGCCAAAGGTTCGTTTACATTCTGCACCAACAAAACAAAGAACTGACAGAAGTTTCAGTACAGAAACAACGGAGATGATAATCTAAATGTGCGTTATCTCTTGTTTCAAAACTGTACCAACCATAGAAGATTTAGAATCTATGGTTGAGACTAACCCACATGGAAACGGTTTTTCCATCAGAACAAAAAGAAACACGATTGAATTTTTTAAGGGTCGTGATTTATCTCCTGAAGCAATTTTGGAGATAATAGAAAAGGAAGGATTCAAGCAAGGAGACAAAATAGAATTTGTTTTCCATGCCCGCATAACTTCACACGGTTCAACATGCAACGAACTTGAATGTAGTTATAAAAATCCAAACCCAAAACATCTTTGCGGCTGTCATGGATTCGTATTAAGCGAAGATATGCAAAACCCACAACGTGCAACACTTGTGAAAGATGGTATAATTCTTTACCATAACGGTACAATGAATTTTACCGAACTAAAACGCATGGCACAGGAAATAATATCCATCAAGAAAAAACGCGGTGTAGATATGAACGCCAAAGTTGAAAACTTGGTAAGCGATACAAACGCGCTCGCTTATGTTGTTGGAAATCTAGGAATTAAATTCTTAGAAAAGTTCGCAGAGAAAAACAAAAGTTCAAAGTTTTGCGTTCACTCTGTAAAAGATGGCGTAAAAAGATTCAATGACTTCAAAGAACAAAACAAAAACATAATTTGTTCTAACTTGAATCATACATGGGGTAATAACATGAGCTTCGGTTCGTGGTACTATGGAAAAAAGAATGAAGTAAAACAAACCAACCAAAAAATAACAAAGTTTGTTAATGGTTGGGATTGTCCATTCTTTAATCCAGAATGCGCCGAGCATGATTACACTTTAAACGAGTGTATGACAGAACTAGATTTAGAAATGTTATTGCACAATGACAGAAAAGAAAATCTAAAAAAAGAAATCGAGACTGTAAAAAGGGTCGTGATTAAACCAACAAAACGCGACCTTAAAGACATGCGAAAACAAATGAAATTACAACGAAAACAAAACCGAAAACAAAAACGAAAACTAAAGCGACACATGCAAAAAAACCCAAGTGTTGAACTTTGGAAAAAAGTAAAAGGAGAAAAACAATAATGAAAACACAAAAACAGCAAATTGCAGAATTGTTGCAACGTGCAGAAGAAAAAATATTTTCTACAGGTTGCCCATATCTTGCAATTGCAGAAGAAACAGGATTCATAACTTCGTTTGTTGTTAGAAAAAACCCTTCTAATTTCGGACGATTGTCTATGAAGAAAATGTTGCAAACAGGCGGGTATAATCCAGAACATTCACAATTTATTTTTGAATGTTTGGAGATTGGCTTAACTTGTGGCGAGACTTCGAAAATATTTGAAGCTGATAACTTTGAACATTTACGAAAAGTCGTTAAAGCAACATACGAATTAAAAAGACAAAAATTCTAAAGTCTTTTTTTCTATTTTTTTTTAATACAATTTTTTTTGTAGCTCCGGCATTAACAAGGTGCAGAATTTAATTTTAATTCTTAACCTTTTTTCGTTTTCTACGGATTTTTTCGCCAAATAATTTTTGGCAATTTTTCGCGTTTTAGTCATACTAAATTTTTCGTAGCAAAAGTTAAGCAGAAAAGGTGCAGAAAAATATTATTAATATTAATCAAGAAACTTAATAATTGCATTCACGTAAGTAAAGTAGCAATCGACCACATAGTATTGATAGTATGGATAATATGGATACTAAGGATAATATTCATACTACAAAATTTTGCGGATTTTGTCTAAGTCCGCAGAATTACCACTAGTGCTAAAAGTTAGGCACTAGTTAGGCACTAGGTGGAAAAATTAGCACTAGGGGCGCGCGCTTAAATGCTTCTAGGGTGGTAGAAATTTTTTATTGCGTTACTATGTAGGTAGAATTTTTCTCTTTGATAATTTTCCACTTGTGTTTTCTTTTTAATATAATAGGGGGGGGGGGGGGGGGGGGGGGGGGGGGGGGGGGGGGGGGGGGGGGGGGGGGGGG